TTGTATGAACTTGTTCATACACTAAGCATATAAAACTATATCATTGATAAATAACTTTAATAATACATTTAAGGATTAGTCACGAATGAAAGTATATCACATAACTGAAGCAGGTAGAAACGAACCTCCTCTTGGTGGTCTTGGAGATAGGACAACTAATAGAGGTCCTAGTGTTAGCAGCACAGCAACGGCTAGTGGACCTCTTAGAGGACAAAGTCTTAAATTAAATGGCGTAAGTTATCAATTTAAAGGTAACGCCTGGGTAGTTACTGATACATCTGAATTTAAAGGAAAAAATCCTCCTAAGAAAGGGCAGCTTGCAGATAGAAACGCTAAAAGTTTACTTAATCAACAAGCAGCTAAATTAAATGGAGTCGGTACAGCACCTAAAGCTGATGTTAATACTACTCCTAAAGCTGATGCAGATGCTCCTAAAGGCAGTACAAAATTAGGAAAATTAGGAAAAGGAGCTATTGGCACAGCCAAGGTAGCTGTGAAATCGCTGAACTTGGGCGCCGCTGCGTTAGTTGGTGGCTCAGTTCTGGCGTTTATTAACTTCTTAGAAGTTAAGAGCTTGCTTGAAGACTACGGTAAAGCGTTAGACCAAGCAAACGGTGATGTGACTGCTACACCAGTTATATATATGAAACAAGAGCTAATGCGAGGTATTATAGAAGGTACCACGAGTGTATTTACTGCCGCTGCTTCTGGAGCAATGACTGCCGCTGCCTTTTCAAGAGGGTTAGCATTCATTCCATTTACTGGATGGATAGCTTCATTAATTGTGGGCTCAATTTCTGGCATTGCTGCTTACGTAATTACTAGACTTGCTAAAGACGCTGCGTTTCTAAAATCTATTGCAGAATTTATGATGAGAAAAATTGATTCTAAACTAATTTTACAATACTCTGAAGGAACAAATGAAAACACAGCCGGAGCTGAAAATAATATTAAGCAAGTGATGAAAGCTGCAATTAAGTCTGATCCTAAGATGATGGCTGCATTCAAGCAAGCTAAAGCTAATAAAGCTAAATCAACGGCATCCTAGTTTTTTCAGTAGTTTCGATATTATCTTTAATAATTTTATTTAAAATTTCTCTATCTTCAATAGACGTGTGATACATTAAGTTCTCGTACGAGAAACTTCCTCGCATATACCAACCAATGCGATATAGTGTATCTTTTATTTGTTTTATCTCGACTTCTAATTCCTTAGAGCGCAGAATTATATCAGACTCCGAGAGTGTAAGGAGCGAGATCCGAAAAAATTTGAATAGTCCAGATTTAAGCTAGTTTTAAACTCCTTATTACATTCGTCATTACCACATAGTACATCTATATTTGGTAAATTCCAATCGTCAGTAAGTTTTGTAATACCTTCTCTAAGTTTAGTATAAAACTCGGCATCGTTATTTTTAATAAACTCTAAGATATTAGCTTGATCTTCTTCTTTGTCATTTTCGTTTTCTATACTTTCGATATACGACACTGCAAGTCTTAGATTAAGATCTGATGATTCAACAAACACTCCTTGTAGAAGAGTTTCTTTATCGTCTTTGCTTATATTTTCGTCATTTCCGATTTGTAACATTTTTCTTTCAATTTGAAAGTTTTCCATACTAAAATCAGTAGTCTGACGATATGTAAGAGGTGCCATGTTAATTTTAAGATCACTGATATTAAAACTGCTAGTAATGTTGCAGTGAGCAAAGTTTTCTAATAACTTAGTTAATAAAATCTCACTATCGTTCTGCTCAGAACAGTGTGGACACCTAGTTGATATAGGCATTGTGTCACCGTATGTTGCTATTCTGATAGCAATTAATATGTAATCAATGTCGTAACCTACTAAGTTCCATGGATCCTTTATATGCGGAATACAACTATTCATTACAGTTGAAGTAGCTACACCGGTAAATAATGCATCAGGAGTTTTAAAAGTGATTTCGTCCATTGCATTCATACCAAACACTGGCATCGATGTAACTTGATTATCTTCAATTATACTTTCGTTGTAGAACACACCTTTGCTAGGCAGGTCGATATATAACTTTGCTTGTCTTTGGTATTGTTGTAAAAAACTACTCATATTATTCCTTGCGATAAATACAATGTACAAAGATATTTATCACTAGTATAATATACTAGTTTAATTGTGGAAAGCTAATATATGGAACAACACGAATTAGACCAAATCACGGAAGCTATTCGGGGTGGATTTAATGCGCAACAAAATTCTACTCCTTCAAGAGGTGCTACTAGTGGTGGTGCTGGACCAAACTTTGGAAAGATTGCACAGAACATTGGGAAAGACTTTAGTAAAATAGTAAGCTCGGCCGGTGGTCGAGTTTCTGACGCAATTGATAACACCGCTAGTACATTTGGAAGTTTAATAGGTTACATTGAAGACACTCAAGATACTTTTCGCAGTTTAAGCAAAGTCGGTGCAGGGTTTGATGCTGACTTAGGCGCACTAAGGTCATCTGCTGCACTAACAAGAATGCCTCTAGATAAATTTGCAGGCATGATTGCACAGAACACTGCCGAGTTAGCAGGCTTTGCTGGCGGAGTAAACGCAGGAGCTAAAAGATTTACACGACTAGCTGATGAAATGTTTAGTACTGATCTTATTGATAGATTTATGAATTTAGGTTTGACTATAGAAGAATCCAATGAATTCTTAATGGCAAACATGGCGATGGATAGACGTGCAAATAGACTGAATGGAATTGGCGCAGCGGCACAGGTACAATCTGCTTTAAAACTTGCTAAAACTTTTGATGTTATAGCAAAACTCACAGGTAAAGATGTTAAAGCGCAACAAGATGATTTAAAAGAGAGAATGAGAGATGGTGCTACATCGGCTAAAATTCGTCTATTGGAAAGGAATGGCGTTACAGGAGCAAGTCTTGCATATAAAGCTTCGCAAGCTGCTTTACAAAGTGCTCCTAAAGTAGTAGGAGATTTATTAGCGGATCTTACACAAACTGGTGTACCGATGACAGAAGCTACAAAGAATTTTGCAGCAACTAACGCAGAAGCATATAAACTACTACAACAATCTGCTGCTGCTACTAAGCGGGGAGATATCGGAAAAGCTGAAGAACTTGCTGCTAAAGCAGCAGCAGCTACAGCAGCATATGCAGACAGCAATCAAGGCTTAACTATTGCTACATTAGCGCAAGTAAGCAGTATTGCAGAAGGCCAAGCAGAACGGCTACGGGAGATGTCACCGTTAATAGATGCCCTAGCTGAACATAATGCCAAACTTGGTACTGGCGTAGCTACTACAGCAGAATACATTACAGCATACAACGATATATTAAAAAACGCTGTAGAAGTACAAGATAGCCAACTTTCAGGAACATTGCCAGGACAGCAAACATCAGAAATGGTTAATTTGGCACAACGAAAGATTGCAGATGCAGCATCTAATTTTAATCAGGCTCTTGGCGGCACTATTTCAAGTCCGGGCACGGCACAGGGGTTATTTCAAGATTCTATTGAGCTTACTACAAAAGTTATTAAAGGCATGACAGATGCAGGAGAAACTTTTATAAAGTTAATAGGCGGAAATGAGAACCAAATGGCAGCTGAAGTAACAACAGGGGAGAACAGCAAGAACTTTGCAATTTTAGCAGATCCATTATCGACAATTGCAGCAAAGAGTACAGCTACAGAAGCCTTAATTAAAGCTGGATTGCTTAATCCTAAAGGTGAAATAATAAGCGTAAGGATTGCAGAAATAGAACAGAGTTTATTTAACAGCGGTGTAAAACCTGGTTTTATTCCTGATGGAGCAACGAGTACAGGAGAACTTGGCGGTTTTAAAGGATGGATTGATAAAATAAACCCCTTTAACGGGGGAGGGTCACCAAATGCACTAGGTGGAAATGTAAGTGCAGGTGATTTCCTCAAAGTTGGGGAGCAAGGACCGGAAACTATGATTGCCGGGTTTGACGGCGCAGTAATACCAAACATGAAACAAATGATGAATAGGTTGCCGCAAGCAATAGAAAGTATGAATTTACCACCAAGCGCGGCTGAACAAAGTGTATTGGCAAATATGGGTATGAAAGATAACGATATTGCAGCACTGGTGCAGCAAGCACAAACCACGAACGAGCTTTTATCACGCTTACTTGGGGTAAATACAGCACAAGGACGAATTGGCGAGAAGCATTTAAAGCTGTCACGCGGCGCTGGTAATTTAATGACGGGACTAGGTAGAGCATGAGCTGGAAAAAACATTTTACACCTGTACAAACAGGCGACAACCCAAACGGAAGCTACGGTCCTATAAGTGGATCTAGTTCTGCTGGCAGACCTGGACCTGCAAGAACTAATTACAGTTCTTACTTACCAGATGTGTATGTAGGCAGTCCAAACAGAGTTGAACGCTACGGCCAATATAATACTATGGATATGGACAGTGAAGTAAATGCTGCACTTGATATCCTTGCTGAGTTTTGTACACAAAAGAATAAACAAAACGCTACTAACTTTAAATTTTCATTTAATAAAAGTGCAACAAATAATGAAGTTAATATTTTAGGACAATATTTAAAGCAGTGGTGTAAACTAAACAACTTTGAAACACGTATGTTTAGAACATTCCGTAATGTATTCAAATACGGTGACGCAATATTCCTTAGAGATCCAGAAACTAAAAAACTGTTTCATGTTGATCCTGCAAAACTATCACGTATCATTGTTAACGAAAGCGAAGGCAAAGTACCTGAACAATATATCATTAAAGATGTAAACTTTAACTTTACTGAAATGGTTGCAACAACTCCGCATATTACTAATGGTAATATTACAGGCGGTGGCGGTGGTGGATATACTACTGGTGGCGTTCGCGGCATGACAGGAAATGCTCCAACACAAAGCGGTTCACGATTTGCTACAGCAGACGGCGAAGTTGCAATTGATGCAAAGCATGTATTACATTTAAGTCTATCAGAAGGATTAGACAATAACTATCCATTCGGTAACAGCTTACTAGAAACTATTTTTAAAGTATTCAAACAAAAAGAATTGCTTGAAGACGCTATTATTATCTATCGTGTACAACGTGCTCCGGAAAGAAGAGTATTTTATGTTGACGTAGGTAATATGCCAAGTCACTTAGCAATGCAATTTGTTGAGCGTGTTAAAACAGAAATACACCAAAGACGTATTCCAAGTGCTACAGGCGGCGGAACTAATGTTATTGATAGTAGTTACAATCCGCTTTCAATTAACGAAGATTACTTCTTCCCACAAACTGCTGAAGGACGTGGTTCAAAAGTTGAAACACTACCAGGCGGCACTAACCTAGGAGAAATTGATGACCTTAGATATTTTACTAATAAGCTCGTACGCGGCTTACGAATTCCTTCCAGCTATCTACCTACGGGGGCTGATGATGGGGCAAGTTCCTACAATGACGGACGAGTTGGTACTGCATACATACAGGAATTAAGATTTAATACATACTGTGAAAGACTACAAGGTTTAATTGTAGAAGAATTTAATCAAGAGTTTAAACGCTACTTACTTGAAAAGGGCGTTAATATTGATACAGCAATGTTTGATCTATCTTTTGAAACACCGCAAAACTTTGCAGCATACAGACAGTCAGAGTTAGATAATGCTCGTGTACCAACATTTACGCAAATGAGTGCAATTCCATATATTTCAAATAGATTTGCAATGATGCGTTTCTTAGGAATGAGTGAAGAAGAAGTTGCAGACAATGAACGTCTATGGAAAGAAGAAAATGACGAGACATTAAATACAGGCGGCGAAGATGCAAGTGCAGAAATGCGTGGCGCTGGTATTAGTAGTGCAGGCATTAGTTCAGACATCGACGGAGCAGAAGACATTGCACCAGATGAAGGTGAACCAGAAATAGGCGGAGAAGCAGCTCCACCAGAAACTTCAACAGGAGAAGTACCGGGCGGCCAAGGCGCAAGCGCAAGCGCAACTACAGCACAAACGATATAAATACAATATGATACTACGTGAACTATTTTACTTTGATAAAGAAACAATTGAGTCTACTGAAGATGATCGATATGATCCTCGTTACGATGACAGTGTTGTTAAAATGAACGATACTCGTAAAACACGCCTTACATTAAGTCAAATTAATCGTGCAAGGAAAGCAAGTGAACTACATACTACTGAGAAGGCCGGAGAACTGGACTTTATAAGACAAATGTATGGAATCGCAGCACAAGTTCCTGAGATGTAAAATTAATGGCAAAAATAGATAAGAGTTTATATACTAAAGAACAGTATAGGGCTCTTAAAGCCAAAGCTAAAGCAGATGCACTGCAAGTAACACACGTAATAGAAAAAGAAATAATACCAGCAATCTCTCCTAATACTGCTTTTGTATTAGGTAATGGTACTAGTAGATCCTCTATATCTCCAGAACATTTAAAACACATAGGCAAAGTATACGGCTGTAATGCATTGTACAGATCCTTTAGTCCCGACTACTTAGTTGCAGTTGATTCAAAAATGATTATTGAAATTAATAATAGTGGGTACCAAAGAAAAAATCAAGTATGGACTAATCCTAATAAACTATTTGCAAGGATGGAAGGATTTAATTTTTTTCAACCTAGCAAGGGATGGTCAAGTGGACCAACTGCATTATGGTTAGCTAGTCAACAACAGTATACAACTATCTATATTTTAGGATTTGATTACCAAGGCACAGACGGAGGCAAGCACTTCAATAACATATATGCTGATACTGATAACTATAAACGTAGTAGCGATACTGCAACGTATTACGGTAATTGGTTACGTCAAACTAAAAATGTTATTGAAGAAAACACTAATACACAGTACATAAGGGTTATAGCAGCTGATAATTTTATTCCGAGTGAGCTAAATAATATTGTTAATCTTAAACATATTATAGTAGATACATTTGAAAAAATGTATCCTCATTCCTAAATGGTTCGTTTTGAGCCTATTATCATGCCATAATCCTTATATATAGTAAATACAACTGACAGCCTTACCATAGGTATATAACTTTTACAGGAGAAGACAAAAATGGCAAATCAAAATAAATTTGAACAGATGCTTGAAAAACTTGTCAATGAAGACAAGGCAGGCGCTGAAGAACTATTCCACGAGATTGTGGTAGAGAAATCACGTGACATATACGAGTCACTATTAGAATCAGATCTAGACGATGAAGAAGTAGATGAAGCAACTGATGAAGAAGTAGATGAAACTACTGATGAAGAAGTTGACGAAACTACTGATGAAGAAGTTGATGAGTCTGATGACGAAGAATTAGACGAAGACTTTAACTTAGACGAGTTTGAAGTTGAAGCAGATCCAATGGACGCTATGATGGGCGACATGGAAGTAGACGGCGGCGACGAAGCACCGGCTATGGATATGGATATGGATAGCGAAGAAGGCGAAGCCGAAGTTGAAGATCGTGTAGAAGATCTAGAAGATGCACTTGACGAACTAAAAGCAGAATTTGAAAAAATGATGTCAGGTGACGACGACGACGAAGACGAAGGCGA